TTGAAAGTAGTGCAAAAGCTAAAGGTGGTAATTTAGCGATGTTAAACGCAGCAAGAAGAAGTGTCCCTGATGATGTATGGAGTTTAGTATCAATAAATGCTTTACAAAGACTTGGATCAAAAACTCAAGGTGGTGAGTTTAGTATTAAGAAGTTTTTATCTGATTATAGAAATCTCAGTCCTGGTGCAAAAGATATTTTATTTAAGGGTACAGGTAACACAGAATTAAGTAAATCAATAGATGAACTTGCTGAAATAGCTTTAGCATTTGAAAAATCTGGCACAGACGTTGTTGAAGGTTCTAGAACTGCATTAGGTGCTGCTGTTTTGTTTGGAACAGGTGAGACAATCATGCGTGGTGATATTCCTATTGGTACGTTAGCATTAGGTGCAACAACAGCAGGAACTGCAAAACTTATGACATTTAGACCATTTGTGAATTGGTTAGCTACAACATCAAAAACAAATGATTTAGTTGGTAGTCTGTCAAAGCTTAACACTATGGCCAGAGCATATCCTTATTTAGCACCAGAGATAAAAGAATACGCAACAGCACTAGCAAAGATGTCAGGTGCAGAACCTGTATTAGAACCAGGTCAAATTATCTCATAGGCAATAATTATGGACATGGAAAAACTAAGACAACAACTCATCATTGATGAGGGTGTAAAGTATGAGGTATATTTGGATCATCTTTCCCTAAAAACTTGTGGAATCGGACATTATATACGCCAAGATGAACCAGAGTTTGATTTAGAAGTTGGCACACAAATAACAGAAGATAGATGCACAGAACTGTTTGAAGAAGATATCAAGTCAGTCATTAAGGACTGTAAAAAGGTCTTTGAAGATTGGGATGATATGGATGAAGAAGTTAAACAAGTAATGGCAAACATGATGTTTAACTTAGGACTGCCAAGATTTAGCAAGTTTAGAAAAATGATTAACAATATTGTTAACAAGAATTTTACAAAAGCCGCAGAGGAACTTCGTGATTCCAGATACTATCGGCAGGTCACTAACAGAGCCGAAAGGTTGGCAAAAAGATTGGAAGCAATGGCGTGACCCAAAAAAAGTTACAGAAAAAATCTGTGTTCAATGAATATGATGAAGATGGTGATGGCGTAGTATCTGATGAAGAACTGTCTCATGTAAAAGAAATAAAAGAGACAGAGTCAAAACTTAGAAAGCAAATAGCACAACTTAGAATGGCTAGATACACACTCATAGGCATGGGTGTATTCACTGCTGCAATGTTTTTTATGCCAGTAGAAAAGATTAACGCATTATCTGATATCAGCAACTTACTCTATATATCTGGTGCAGGTATCGTTGGCACTTACATGGGTACAACAGCCTGGATGGCTAGGAAATAGTGACATGGGTGTTATTAGTGTTTTTATCTGGAACGCTACAGGAGGATATGTATTATTTCTCTGATTTGGATACGTGCCTTAGAATTGCACAAAAAATTAAGTCACAAAACTATGACTTATCACTCAGTGGGGATAGCCGAATATGGGTCAAGGCTTATTGCATCCCAAAATCTGTTTCTAAGAAAGATAAGTGACAGAGTTAGAAGAAAAAGTATTGATGCTGAAGATGCGGCTCAAAAAATACAGAAAAGATTTTGATCACATTCTTAAGCAGTCAGACTTAGATAAAGCCATACTGGTTTTAGATGATAACCCACATTTACTAAGGACAAACAATGGCAGTCAAAAAGAAAAGGAAGTTCGCAAAAGTACCTAAGACAAAAGGTGGCGTACCCAAAAAATATGTGCGTGGTGCTAAAAACCCAAAGGCTAGAGAAAAAGAAATAAAAAGAACAGCTAGACTTTACAGAGAAGGTAAACTGACACCTGCCATGATGGATCGTATCTCAAAGAGAAGGAGTAGAGGCTGATGGCAACAAAAGCAACAAAGAAGAAAAGTGGTGGTAAATATTCATCAATACCTGGTGCAGGAAGGTTTGCTAAATCTACACTTGATAAAGTTTATAAGCGTGGACTCGGTGCATACTTTTCATCAGGCAGCAGACCAAAGGTATCACAACATCAATGGGCTATGGGCAGAGTCAAAAGCTTTGTAAGTGGTAAAGGTGGTGCAAGAAAAGCTGATGCAGATTTACTAGGCAAAAAGAAAAAGAAAAAGACATGAGTATTATAGGAACATTAGTTGGCCCAGTTACAGGCTTGCTTGATAAATTTATTGAAGATAAAGACCAGAAGGCAAAGCTTGCACATGAGTTGGCTACGATGGCTGACAGACACGCTCAGGAAGCTTTACTAGCACAACTAGCTATCAACAAAGAAGAAGCAAAGGGCAACTGGTTTCAATCATCTTGGAGGCCATTGATTGGTTGGATATGTGGTTTGTCTTTAGCAATTAACTATATGATTAGTCCTATCTGTGCAGGTTTTGGAATAACGATACCACAAGCTGATATGACAGTAATGATGCCATTATTATTGGGTATGTTAGGTATTGGCGGCTTAAGAAGTTTTGATAAGTACCACAACAAAGATACAAAGAAATGAGAAAGCGTATAAAACTCACTTCAAAGCACAAATCGCCCTCAGGAGGTTTGAATGAGGCAGGAAGGCGTTTTGCAAGATCGCAAGGGTCTAACCTCAAAAGACCTATTAAGAGCGGTGACAGCCCTCGCAGAGCAAGTTTTTTAGCGAGGATGGGTGGAAGTCGTGGCCCTGATTACAAAGATGGCAAACCTACCAGGAAATTACTGGCACTCCGCAAATGGGGAGCTAGTTCATCTGCTGATGCAAGAGCAAAGGCAAAGAAAATCTCAGAGAGAAACAAAAAAAAGAAGGAGAAGAAAGCATGAAGGGCATGAACTATGGCGGCATGAAGAAAAAGAAAAATGGTAAGAAGATGATGAATAAGAAAACCATGATCAAGAAAAAGATGAAAAAGAAGTAATGAAAAAAGCTTTGACCAAAAGACAGCAGAGTGCCTTGAAGCGGCACTCTGTACATCATACCTCTAAACACATGACAGAGATGCGTAAGCTGATGAGGGCAGGTAAAACATTTACACAGGCTCATAAGGCCGCAATGAAGAAAGTGGGTAAATAATGCCTTTTAGTAAGTATTCACCAAAACAAAAAAAGCTTGCAAGGGTAGCACCACCCAGAACCAAAATCACAGGTGCAGATTTTAAAAACCTTAAAAAGAAGAAGAAAAAGAAATAGCTTGATTGTGTGGACTCCACACATTATTGTAAACGTACTGTAACAACATTGTAAGTGTTTTTGTGGACGTTGTGTGGAGTAAAATTAATAATAATAAGCTAAGTAACTGTAATTATTTAATAAATAATTTAGAGGTTACAAGTTCAAATCTGGTCACCCCGACCAAATCACCTAATTTTCAAACCCCATGTTTTCTGCCATTTTTTAAGGCACAGCAAGGGATTGAAACATATCTAACAGATTATTTTACCAAACCATTACAATACCTTTCTAAGACATTTACAACAGTTTTACAGTAAAAATGTGTGGACTATGTGTGGACTAGGGTCACCAGTTTTTTACTGATACCCCCATTGACATACTAGGCGTTTACGCCTATATATTAATTATTAACGCAAATATTGGAGAATGACGATGACACCAACACAAGCAATTAAAGAGATTGATACTGTTATTGAGCAGATCATTTCTAAAACAGAAAAGGACAAAGCTGAGAAGCTTAAAAAAGCCTATGAGATAGTAAAGCAAGACTATCAGGATAAAATCAACCTATCTGTTATCAGAACAGATCACAGCCTTTATATGTAGGAGAATGACATGGATATTGAAGTAAAATATCAAAAAGCAAAAAAATTATATTATGCCAGAGTGGCAGATGGCAGTCGATATGGTAGACAGGTCTATGGTGCTACTCCTGAAATAATAAAAGAGAAGTTACAAAAATTTTGGAAACCACCAACAAAACAAAACAGAGATGGAATGACCATAGGTGAGGTATTGTCAGGTTTTATTCTGCATATGGAAAAGAGAACTTTAGGCAAGGTTGATGGACAAAAAAGAATTAGGCTGCAAAGTTATGAGAATTACAAATCTTATGACAAAGCTTTGGTTGCACTTACTGTTTTATCTAAGCCTTTAGGTGATTACAAAATACAGCAGGTAGATAAAAGCTTTCTTAATGAAATACTAAATGCACTTGAACAGAAGTATAATACTCACAGTGCAAAACATAAGCATGAGTTATTCAGCTATTTTAAAAGTGCAATGCTGTGGTTACATAAACAAGACAGAGAACTGTATCCACTTGTTGATCTCAGAGAGATTGTTGTAAAGCTAGATAAGAAAGAAGCTTTTGTTCCTAAAAGACTCGATGCACAGTTAGTCTTAAGAACCATTGACCAAGTATGTATGGAAAAATATGCTATCTTTGCTCATTTATGTGCTAATGGTCTTAGGGCATCTGAGGCTAATGGTTTGAAGCCATCTGACTTTGATCCTACTAATAAGACAGTTCATGTTCAAAGAATTGTAGACAGGTCAAGAAATGTCATTGCTATTGAAACTGGATATGAGATGCCGACAAAGACTAAATCATCTAACAGAAAAGTACCACTAGGATCAGAACTGGCTAATAGAATTAGAAAATTTATTATGTCAAATCCTCATTTAGAATGGTTGTTTCAATCAGATCAGAGATACGATGGCAGACCTATCAAGCAACAGAACCTGACAAAAAGTGGTTTGCACAAGGCTCTTAAGTATCTTAAATCCAAAGGGCAGAATGTAGAGTGGAAAGGTGCAATGCATGGACTTAGACACTACTACGGCTCTTTGTTATTGGCTGAAGCTGCCAAGCTAGGAAGAAACCCAACATGGGTACAGAAGAGGCTAGGGCATAGCAACCTGCAAACAACTCTTGGCATCTATTCACATGACATTGATGAAGATAACCAAGAGTTAAATAATGAGGTTGAAAGACGTCTAAACGGCTAACTCTTTTTGTACCATCATATTATCCCACTGTAAGGGCGATTGAATAGAATCGATTGCCCTTGCCATCTTTTCAGGGTCTTTATCCTTATCCTTATAATTTCTAGCAACATTAACACTATCAGCTGATGCAAAAGGCCATCTCTTACCTGCCATATTAAGACCTCTCAGCATATGAATATATGGCACTTGTCCATTCTTTGCGATGCTGTTAAAAGCCAGGTCACATCTCTGTTCCCACTCATAAGAACCCACTTGCCAGTATTTACCTGATGAACCAAAACAAATCTTGGGATACTCAGAGTCAATGAGTTTATGTAAGTATTTTATAGAACTGCCCATGTGCCAAACCACAGCTGATAATTCTTTTCTCATAGGCCAATCTTTAATCATCTGGTAATTATCATCATCAGTGCCGTCAATAACGTCAGGTATGATTGCCCAATGTGGATGCCCTAGTCTTGCCTCTAGCCAGGTGCAATAACCTTTGACATCTAATTTGTTTCCCTTTGTATAAGCACTGAAAGCACCATTATCATACATAATTTGTTGTGCAATTTGTAAGCACCTTTCAGCATCATCAGGTCTGGCATAAGAGACACAAAAGTTTTTGCCTGCCATACTTAACAATGCTGATATAGGTGTTAATGGTGTTCCATGATAATGAATCATTCACAGACACAAACAATTTCTACATTATTATGGATACCTTTAGTAGTAACTTTGTATGTGCCATACATATTTTCTAAATATAACTTGTCATAAAATTGTTTAGTTATATCTTCTTGAAATAAATTTTTTTTCTGTTTTATAACAAGATTATCTAAAACGTGTGTTATAAATTCTACTGATACTACAACATCAGATTCTAATTCAAAATCATAGGTAATTAGTTCATCGTCAGTTGGGCAATTGCCATAGAATCGGCACTTATATATACACTTCATTGTCATCTGCCATAAAGTACCAAACAATAACTGCACCAACCATTTTGCTGACAACCATAGCAATCAAACCATACCAACTGAAAAAACCTAGTAGCAGCATAAACACTGCACTATCTATTGGTGTTCCCACAGCAGATGAAAACAGTATTCTCTGTTTTAAAGGTCTTTTGGTAAATGTATAAACTGCCCAATCAACTAACTCACTTATGATAAATGCAACAACACTGGCATAGGCTACAAATGGATCAGCCATAAAATAACTAAGCAATCCACCAACAGCCATAGCAGCCAATACTCTATGTCCAATCTCTCTTTGTGAAAAGTCTCTGAGTACAAAAATGAAACCCACAAGAAATGACATTGGTGCTAACATTTCACCACCTGGCAATGCTATCATGGGCAAATAAGTAAAACCAATATTGGCTATAACAATAGCTGCTATATATCCCAAACTATATTTATAATCTAAAATAAAATCTTTCATTTACTGCTCCTTATTTTCTTGTCCACTAAAATTTTGTTTAAAATCATATGTACTTTGATAGCGTGGCTGATTTTTTATCCACTCATCAATTTCATGTTTTACATAAAAAACATTGTTACCAAGTTTGATAAACTTTGGTGCAAAGTCTGTACCTGCAAATCTCCAATATCTTAGGGTTTTAACTGGTATTCCAGTTAGTTCCTCAAGATCAGTTTCCCTCATCAATATTTTTTCCATGACTAATCTACAGGCCAAAGGTTGCGAGTTGCACCTTCTTTTTTGATCTTGCCGCTCGCAACTAATTTCTTTATCGCATAGCTGAGTCCATTTGGACTTTTCCCATACCCTTTTTCACCATTAAGATAATCATGTATCTCTCTCTGTGTTGGCGGTATCTTGTGCTGCTTTACATAGTCTTTAATAAACTCAAGAGCATGAACTCCCATGAGGGTAATACCTCTGTTTCTGTAGCTTGTTTCTTTATCGTCTCTATCCATTATCTTTATTATATTCTGCATTAAATTTAACCTCTATTCTTCCCTGCAAAGCCTCGACTATTCTTTTGAGTGAATTAAATCTTGGCTCTGATAAATTATTTTCTAGCCTGTAAAGGTGCATCTCAGAGACATCTGCACTCATGGCAACTGCCTCTCTTGACCAACCTAGTTCAAGCCTTTGTTTTTTTATCTCTTCACCAATGGTCATTCTTTCTTTTCCAAAGCTGCTTTTATAAACTCCATAGCTTTATGAAACATCTGCTCTTTAGACATCTTGATTTCATATTGCTTACCTTCAACAACCAAAAGCACGCAATCTGCTCTTGGTATTATGAAGTTATGGTGTTTAGTATCCTTGTCCACTAGGGCCTGGATCAGCAGGATCATTCATTGGCATACTATTGCTTATATGCTGTGGCCCACCTTGATTCATTGAATGGCTAGGTTTTTGTGGATAACCGCCCTGATAACCACCTTGTGGTTGCCCCATGCTTCCACCAGGCTTTTGTCCTCTTGGAAGTACAACCATCTTGCCTTGTCTTTGTGGCAGCATATTAAGTAAAAATGTAGGCTCAGATTCACCTCTTGATGGATTAGGTGGTAGTATTACACCGATCTTGTTTGCATACTCTGGTTTGTAACCTTTTTGTGGATTACCTTCGATAAAAAATATATCCTGTTGTTCCTGTATCATATTGATAGCATCCCTTCTTTTGTTCTGAATAAATTTGTGTATAAGTCGTATAAGTCGGCATGGTTCGCAAACTCTCTTATAAGAGCGATATTGTTATCGTGAAACTTACCGATCTCTTGCGTTGGGTCACCATATAGGTAACGTAAATCTGTTATAGCTGATAAAGACTTAATGACTTCTACAAATGCTGCCATAGCCATTGTTCTTTTATCATTAGTTAATCCATTAATTTTCAAAACTGAGTTTGGCCCTAAAACTGTATCAAATGTCTCTGCTGCTTTTTTTGTCCACGCCTCTAAATCTTCCTGTGAACGTATTGTTCCTGCGGCACAGGCTTGCTGTGTTACTCCTGTAACATAGATGTTTCTGCTCTCGGCAGGTGTTGTTTGTCTCATTACCATTACATACTCCCATATATTTGGTGAGGGCCTAATACTAAACGAGGAAACATTGGAACTAGACCCTCATAACTAATTACCTATGGTAACTGAAACAAGAAACAGGATGTAAACTACAATAATAATCAACATCCATTTTCTTATTACAATTACAAATTCAGGTGGGTTATCCATCAAGATAGCCCCATATATCTTTGACCTGCTGCACAATCTCATCATCGACATTGTTCCAGACATAATGCCCAAAGTTTGGCTCTACATATCTGGTCAATATTTTTGGATCAGCACTGATCTTCAATAAGTTCTGTCTTGCCCTTGCAACCAATCTCATAGTTTCAAATGCCTGTGCCATTGGTTCAGATTGCATCTCTGGGCAGTTTGTATGATCATATATCTGATAGCCTTTGTGGTTGACGTATATTATTCTGCCTGGCTTTTTGGCTGCCCTTGAATATACTGATGTTTGTCTAAGATTGCTCAGTGTAGGTCTTTTGGGCAGTGATTGTGTTCTTTCAGAATAAGTGCCATCAGCTTTAAGAAAAGGTGTGGGCCATTTGGTTTTACATTCTACAATGACATCCTGCTCAACTACATCAACATAGCCACCAACATTGAGGTCTATGCCCTTTGCATTTGTTTTTACAAGCTGCTCAACATCTTCAACTTTCATTTGACACTCTCTGGCAGCAAGCACTAGATTATTAACAACTGCATCAAAATGCTTGAGACAGAGTTTATGCTGTTCATGGTCTTTGGCATTAGGTGCATTGAACTTAGTCAGTTCATGTTTCTGTGTTTCAATAGCTTCTTTAAGTGGTGTACCGCCAAGATAGTGTTCAAAGGCTCTATGTGCCTCTCCACCTGCTCTCATTTTACTGTTTGCAGGGTTTATACGCTCTCTGTCTATGCCTGAAAGATACTTGGCTATGAAGTAATCCATAGGACAGTTATCAGGGTCTAGGCGGCTTGGAAACCACATATCAATTATATTACTCACAAAAAATACTCCCACCGACATTTGTCAGAGTTTGATTGCAGATTTGTTCTTTTTCTTGTTTTGGTTGTCCAATCCAACAGAGGCACATCAGAAACCATCTCCCAATTAGATGCCTTATAAATTGTTCCTAAATGCACTGATTTATCTTGATATGAAATTAATCTTTTTATATCACTAAATTTAGTTTTTATTTTTTTTATCATTTGTGAAATACAGTATGTCGCTGCATTTTTTGGGCAGACATTAGACAATGCTAATCTTCTAAGTTCCAACATATTTTCACTGTTATTAAATCTATTTGAGGCAACTGGTGATGACCAAATTCCAACGCCAATTATTGCCTCTTCATATTTAAAAACAAAACATACATAGTGTTTATTGCGTACTACATTTGACCAATGAATATGTGGTAATTTACTATGCCATAACTCATTTAAAAAACAGGCAACTTGTGCTTTACACTCCTCAACAACAATGTTTTTTACCTTTACACCCATATCAATTACATTATTCATAGTCATTTAATCTTATAGGCATTAACGCCTATAGTAAAGTTAAAAAAAAGGTTCATGGTCTAATCCAATCAACTATCATTATCCATTTTATTTGACCTATACTTGGCTCAGCTATGTTTGTTCCAGGCAACATGACAAGTTCTAATTTATTGTTTGCGGTGGTTGTAAGGTAGCCTAAATGCCTACAATTTGTTGTACACTCAGCCACAACCAGTTTACCTATGTTTTTAATTATTTGTTCTTCATCTTTTATCATTTCAGGCTTACAGAAATATGCTCTTGTTTGATTCATTATCTTTGATGAGTTCATGCCAAAAGCTACATATTCCTGTCCATTATCTTTAATCATTGTAGAGCCTGGTGTATCAGGACTAAGGGCAGTTATCTCCCAGTTATTCTCAGGGTTTACTAGACCTAAATATCTTACTTCTCTTAAATCATCTAATGGTTGAGCAAGCTGCATGAATGTAGCAAAATCAGGAAATCTTTTTGATAGTTTACCCACAGTTCTCATGGAGAGAACATGATCTGCCCTTGTAGATATATCATTTACAAAGCCTGTTATTGTACTTGGAGACACATTTGCTTCTGCTGCAAATTCAGATAAACTCATACCATGCGTTTTTGCACAGTCAATAAGTGCCTTCTTAATCTGACTTCTATTCATAAATGTAAAATATTCCATTTCTATGCCTTTTACAAGTATCTTACAATAACCTTACAAATATATAACAATAAACGCCTATTTTACTGATGAATTTTACCATTTTGCACTAATTTACATAAACAGCGTTGACGCCTAGTATTATTAATTCTTAATATTTTTTGCAAATAGATAGGCGTTATGTCAAACGAATTATTACAAAATCTGATAAAAAAAATTGAGCTTACTTATGGTAGTATTTGGCGTGCTTCACAGACACTAGATGTTGATTACTCCACTTTGCTCAGATGGCGTAAAGAGCAACAAAAACCCAACACAGCTACCCTAGAACGTATTGCAGAGGAGATGAATCGCAATGACAACTCGTAACGATGAACTTTCACTGGCAGCACAGAAGCGGATCATTGAGCGATTAGACCGCATAGAAAAATGTTTTGCACGTTTGATGGACAATGTTGATGACCTGAAAGATGCAACCAACAGACATGATCAGACTTTGTATGAGTTCCTTGTTAAGCCTGCCAGAGATGAAGAAGATGGCAGTTAGTTTTAGCAAAGAAATACCTAATGCTAATCTGAGGGTCATTAGTCTAGGGGCAGGAGTACAATCATCTGTCATGGCTTTAATGGCTGCTAAAGGTGAGATTACTCCAATGCCAGATTGTGCAATATTTGCTGATACACAATTTGAACCTGATAGTGTTTATGAACATCTTGAATGGTTAGAGGAAAGATTACCATATCCTGTCCACAAAGTTACTGTTGGAAATATTAAAGAAGATGCTTTGAGGGGTATAAATCCAAGAGGAAAACAATTTGTAACTATGCCATTTTTTACATCAAGTGGTTTAGGTAAAAGACAATGTACTGCTGACTATAAAATTGATCCCATAAAAAATAAAACTAGAGAATTGTTAGGTCTTAAAAAAAGGCAAAAATCAAAAGGTTTAATGTGTGAAACTTGGATTGGTATATCTCTTGATGAAATACAAAGGGTAAAAGATAGCAGAGAAAGTTATATAAAACATAGATGGCCTTTACTTGAATTAGGTATGAAAAGGCATCATTGCCATGAGTGGTTTGATAAACATTACCCAAACAAAAAGTTAGCTAAGTCAGCTTGTATTGCTTGTCCTTACCATGACAATAAGCTGTGGCGAGACATGAAAATCAATGACCCAAAAAGTTTTAATGATGCAGTTGTTTTTGACAAAGCGATAAGAACCCAAAACACAAAAAAAATAGAACAATTTGTACATTCATCTTTAAAACCATTATCAGAAGTTGATTTTTCATCAGCAGAGGATAAAGGGCAGTTAAACTTTCTTGATGAATGTGAAGGAATGTGTGGTGTTTGATGCCAGGTAAGCACAGCAGAAACAAAGGTGCAGCGTATGAAAGAGAGATTGTAAACTGTCTCAAGGACAATGGCATCAAAGCTGAACGCATACCTTTGTCTGGTGCAATGAAAGGGAACTACAGCGGTGACATAAAGCTTGGCCCTGTACTTGGATATATCGGAGAGTGCAAACGCACAAAGAAGAAGCTGACACATATCTACAAGGCACTGGAACAGGACAATGCCGACTTTCTGTTTGCAAGAGATGACCTCAAAGAGACTGTAGCCATTGTAAGAATGGAAACCCTGTTAGCATTGTTTAAGCAGCTTGGATGGTGCAATGGATAAAGACAGAGATGAGATACAGGTAAGACTTGATAATAATAAATGCCCTAGATGCCTATCAGAATTGCTTGATAACAGGAATGAAGAAGTCAGAAAGTGTTGGGCTTGCGGTCTGGTGATATCTACACCAAAGGATAAAGATGACTGAGACATTTATCAATAAATCTACGCTGCAGGAAAACTATTCTACCTTGCCTAACAAGCTGATCAATGATGAGAAGTTATCTGGAGATGGTCTGGCAGTGCTAGTCTACTTATTATCAAAGCCTGCTGATTGGAAAGTCAATGCACAGAATATTGCAAACAGATTTGGCTATGGCATCAATAAAGTCTATCAGATAATCAAGCAGCTTATTCAATATGGATATGTCAAGAAAGATGTCATCAGAGATCAGGGTAAGTTCACGCAAATCGTTTACCACGTTTATGATCAACCATTTCACTGTTTACCACAAATGGATTTACCACAAATGGATATCAGTGAAACTTACAAAGTAAAGAAGGAACAAAGTAAAGAAATAACAAATGCCGTAGAACCATCAATATTCGATATTGCTGCTTCCAGGCTCATTAATCATGATGTACCTGATAAGAGAGCCAGAGGTATAGTTGCAATGCTACTCTCTTCTTTCAAGAACGTTACTGTTGTTAAAGAAAAGGAAAAGCTTTTAAAGGATGCCGTCTTTAATTTGCCTGACACAATAACTCAAGCTGACAGAGTTGTGCCTTACCTAACAAAGATGATACAGGCTGTTGATGTTGTTAGCGAGCCAATACAGAACTTTGGAACTATCACACGGCAAATGAGTGTTAATGAAGTATTAACAGCAGGGCCTGCCTTTCAGGATAAGATTAACAGAGACAGTGATAAGGCTATGCAGGTTGTAGCAATGATAAATACAAACAAGATACACAGAGATCAGATAAGGTGGTTCAATGGGGCTTGATGAATTATATGACAGGTTAGAAGAAATGGTGATGGTATGTCACAGCTTTCCATCTCCACTGCGTAAACAGAAACTTTCTTTCTGGCCTGAATATGCCAATGATGCAAACCTTGCTTACGGCTATAATCAAACTACAGTGAGTATAAAGCCTTCAAATGACATGATAGATCGTTGTGATGAAGCACTGTTATGGGTGTTGGATATGCCAGAAGAGGACAGGAAAATTGTTTGGCTTAGAGGTTCAAAACTATCCTGGAGGAAGATTTCTACATTTTTTTCATGTAATAAAGATACTGCAAAAGCCAAGCACACACTAGCTTTGGTGAGATTGCAGCATAAATTACAACATATATGTTAGGTTTTTTTATTAGACAAAAAGCCCAGAATTAGACACATAATTAATTAAGATAGAAATAATATATTTTTATATTTCATTAATCCTCAAGAGAAGTTAAAATTACTGTGGTAGCCTAGTAGATTATTCGTCATTCTCCGCTAGGCTACTTTTTTTTATTATGAGAAATGGACAACTAAAGCCAGGTATCAACTGGTTAGAAATAGAAAATAGAATACGATCAGGTGAGAAGCCTTATGTTGTATCTAAAGACTTTGATATCAGCAGACAGGCTATCGAGAAGAGAGCAAGGAAGTTTGGGTGGATACGTTCTCAGAAAGCTGTAGAAGTAGCTAAGCATAATGTAAAGGTTGCAAAAGGTGAAATAAAGATTGCAACCAAAGACAGTGCAACCTTAATGACTAAACGCAATCATGTGCAGAGATTTGCAAAGGATACTCCAGAGACAAAGGATGCAATCCTAGAGTTACTCAAGGAAGGCAACCCAAGAATGATAGCGGCTCAATGTGCAGGAGTTTCGTTAGATAGCTTGAATAGATGGGTGAGTGCTGATGATAACTTTGCTTTGTTGGTACGCCAAGCAGAGAGCGAGGCAGCACGTTTTAGGCTGCAAAACATCAAAAAAGCAGGAGATCGTGGCGATTGGAAAGCTGATAGTTGGGTGCTAGAGCGTACACATAAACAAATATTTGGTAATGAAAACAATAAGTTAGGCGCAATGAACCTACAGATAAACATAATGAGGGATACAAGTACAGAACCTGTGACCATTGACTCTGTAACCATTGATAACCCTGAGGTTTCTGAAAGTTAGTCACCACATAGTCACCACATAGCCCCCATGCCAAGCCCCACAGGGCCGGTGCTGTCGTGACAGCGAACGTGTATATATCACACTCACGCCAACACAAAATATTAGTTACACAGGTTGCACAATAACAGGTTGCATAGAAGAAGGGTTGCAATGACACAATTTGATCCACAGATGGTTGCACAGATGTTAATGCAACCAATACAGAGAGCCAGTGAGAATCTAGGTGGTGGCCCTTTTGGAATAGGAGCAGATGCAGGGGGTAGCTTTTTTGTTGATCCAGAGGTTGCAGCTAGAACTGGATATGGTACAGCCGTTACAGGTACTTCCTTCTTTCCAGGAGCAGGGATAGTAGATGCTTATGGTGGTGCGGTAGATATTACAGGTCAGCCATTGCCTAGCTTTAGTGAGAACATTAGAGAAGGACAATTTACTGATGCAGGGTTGCAGGCTTTAGGGGTTGCAGGAGATATTGCAACCATAGCTGCTCCATTGACTTTAGGTACAAGTGCATTACTGGGTGCAATGATGAAAGCACCTGGTGCAGCTAGAAAAATTAGTAAAGCTACAGACGTTGCCAGTGATGTTGGAAGCATAGCCAAAGTAGAACCGCCTACAGAGACACAGCCAGGTATTATTGCCTTTCATGGTAGTGGTGCAGACTTTGATGAGTTTAAGTTGGATAAGATAGGCACTGGTGAAGGTGCGCAGGCATTTGGATATGGTTTGTATTTTACTGACAGTGAAGATATTGCCAAGTTTTATAAGAACCAAGTATCTTTTCAAGATCAGCTAAGAGGAAAATTAGGATTAGAATACAAAGGCGAAAAATTTGTTGATTTAGGTGATACCGCAGCAGCAGAGAGTGCTTCAGCAGAATATAAAGTTTTATCAAAGTTACAAGAAGATATTGCAAGTTATTTACCTGCAAATCCAAAATTAGCAACACCAGAAGAATCAAAGAAACGTCTTTTAAAAAGACTTGATTCAGAAATAGAAAGATATAGTAAAGCAGGACAAGAGGGTTCTGATGTTGGCACAATAGATCTTGGTGATGGCTCTAGTTTAGAAGATTTATTAGTTGACTCTTTTCAAATGGAAAAAGATGCACTTTTAAAAATAAATGCAGACGATATTAAAATACAGACAGGCAAAACCTATAAAGTTGCTTTAGAGCCAAAACCTGAAGAACTGCTTGATTATGATTTGTCTTTAAAAGAACAGCCTGAAAAATTTAAAAAAATACTCAAGCCACTTTATGAGAAATATAGTGTATCTGAAGCAGCAGATTTTGGAACTTTATTAGAATCTGTAAAAAGTATGCGAACAATTCCAGACGATGCTTTTATGGAAGAATTATCTAATAAAGGTATCAAAGGCATAAAATATAAATCAGGTCAGTTATCAGGTATTACAGACAGTGAAGCTACAAACTTTGTAATCTTTGATGATAAATTAATTAAGATATTGGAGAAATACGGCATTGTAGGCCCTGTAGCAGTTTCTGCAACTGCTGCCGCATTAAGAGATGATGATGGGTCTACTTAATGGCAAAAACAATAAAGCTTGAATATGATCCGCAGCCTAAACAGGCATTGCTTCATAAATGTAGAGCAAGACAGATATTATTCGGTGGTGCTGTCGGAGGTGGTAAAAGCCATGCATTAAGATGGGATTGCATTGCATTTTGCTGTGAAAATCCTGGCTTGCAGGCATATATCTTTAGAAGGTCATTGCCTGAGTTAGAAAGCAACCATATACAGCAGATTAAGAAGGAGTTGCCAACAGAACTGGGCAACTTCTCTGAGTCTAGGAAAAGATTTGAGTTCTATAATGGCTCTTATATACAGTTTCAGTATCTTGAAAGAGATTCAGACTGTGATCGTATTCAGGGTGCAGAAATACACCTAGCCTGTATTGATGAGGCAGGACAGATGTCAGCCTATCAGCTTGGCTATATAAAAAGTAGATTGCGTTTAGGTGGGTATGAACCGAAACAGACACAATATCTGCCAAGATTGGTAATGACGGCTAATCCAGGTGGTATTAGTCATAATTTCTTAAAAGCCTTGTACATTGATCCATCACCGCCTGAAACGTACTTTTATGATGTGACGATGAAAGATCCACGCAACAAGAGCGATAAGGGTTGGTTGTCAATGTATATTCCTTCAAGGATGGAGGATAACAAGTTTATTGACCCTAATTATGGTGCATCTTTGTCTGGCTTGCCTTTTGAGTTGGCGAGAGCATTAAGAGAAGGTGATTGGGATTTAGTTGTTGGTTCTTTCTTTGGTGATGTCTTTAGGAGAGATCGCCATGTTGTAAAGCCGTTTGAAATACCAGAACACTGGGTACGCTTTAGAAGCTTTGATTGGGGTTCTACAAAGCCATTCTGTGTTGGTTGGTACACTGTTGCACAGCAGTCTGATGATTACCCAGATGGTGCATTGATTAAGTATCGTGAATGGTATGGGGCAGCAGGGCCAGACAGGGGGTTGAAACTGACTGCCGAAGAAGTTGCTCAAGGGATAAAAAGCAGAGAAGGCTTTGAACGCATAGATTATTCTGTAGCTGATCCATCGATATGGAAATGGGAATCTGGCCCATCTATTGGAGAACGTATGGCAAAGTTGGGTGTACGTTTTAGAAGGGCAGATAATTCAAGAGTTGCAGGGTGGGATCAGATAAGACAGCGTTTAATTGGTGAAGATAATACACCGATGCTGTACCTGTTTGAAACCTGTACTGACCTTATAAGGACATTACCTCTGATGCAGCATGATCAGCACAGACCAGAGGATATTAATACAAAACAGGAAGATCATGCAGTTGATGAATTGCGTTACTCAGCTATGAGCCGCAGTTATCAAAGACCGATACCTGAAATGGAAGAAGATATTTTTAGACCGCCAACCATAGATGAAATGATGGCAGGTCTTGACAACGCAAAACCATACAAAACATGGAGACTGTAATTGGCATATGGATCAGGCGATACTGAGCCAACAAAAGAAGAAGATAGAGCAGCTTACTGGAATGATAAGATAAGAGAGGCTCGCACTTTTGAAGAAATGTGGCGTGAAAGGTCACAGGCTTTAGTTGATAAATACAGAGATGATGGAATGGATAGGCAGGATAGACCCTTTCATACCATGAACATCTTTTACAGCAATGTTGATACATTGAAATCTGCTCTGTACTTTAAAACTCCAAGACCAAAAGTCACCAGGCGTTTTAGAGATGGTGATCCTGTTGGTAGAGCCATTGCAGAACTGATAGAACGTGCATTGCTGTATCAGCTAGATATGTACAACTTTGACGGCACAATGCGTAGGGCCATTGAAGATATGCTCATCACTGGCAGAGGCGTTGTCAGGATGCGTTATGATCCTGTGATTATTGAAGGTGAACCAAAGCGTATTGATATAGAACAGCAACCGATTGGTGAAGGTGTATTCAGGTTTGTCAGCAGAGATGGTGAGGAGTTTACACCAGATCAGATAAAACAGGATACAAGAGGGCTGTTCGTAGAAGGTGACAGAGAAGAGGTTGTTGGTGAACAGTCTATCTATTGTGAGTATGTGCATTGGTCTGATTTTACGATTGAACCAAACAGGGTATGGGATGATGTAAACTGGATTGCATTTCGTATTCTGATGACTAAACAGCAGTTGATTGATCGATATGGTGAAGAAGCTGCCATGAATATACCTCTAACCTACAGGCCTGATTACGATTATAGTGAAGATGCAAACGCAGAGACAGATAGAGCAGAGGTATATGAAATCTGGGATAAGCGTTCTTCCAAGCAAATCTTTGTTGCTATGGGGCATGATAAGATACTTGAAGAAAATGATGACCCATATAACCTGATAAACTTCTGGCCCTGTCCTGAGCCTATGTATGCTGTGAGTACAACAACCACAACAACACCAGTACCAGAGTTTATGATTTATGAAGATCAGGTAGCAGAACTTGATTTGATAACAGCAAGAATTGGTGTACTGACTGAAGCACTGAAAAGAAGAGGTGTATATGATGCTTCTTTCTCTGAACTGCAAAGATTGGCAGATGCCGCAGATAATCAGTTTGTACCAGTAGACAATATGGCAATGTTACAGGCAGGCGGTGGTTTGCAGAATGTTATGCAGGAAGCACCACTAGCAGGCATTATCCAGGCTTTACAGCAACTGTATCAGTCAAGACAGGTCATTATACAGACTATATATGAAATAGTGGGCATCTCCGATCTTATGAGAGGACAATCAGCGAATAGGGAAACCGCTACCGCACAGCGAATAAAAGGGCAGTTTGGTTCTATGCGATTGGTCAACAGGCAGAGAGAACTAGAGCGTTTCATGGATCAGATCATGGAAATGAAAGGTGAGATGCTTGTAGAGAACTTAGAGCCTGATGTATTGCAGAAAATTACTTCTGTACAGGTAACACCTGAAATGATTGCTGTGATGAAAGATGACAGATTGCGGTGTTTCAGGGTCAGAATAGATACTGATGAATCACAGGCTATAGATGCAGCAGTTGATCAAAAACAGAGAACAGAGTTTTTGACAGCATCAGTGCAGTTCCTGCAATCAGTTGGCCCATTGGTTTCATCTGGTGCGTTGGGATTTGAACAGGCAAAACAGATGTTACTCTTTGCAGCAAAAGGTTTTTCTGGTGCAAGAGAGTTGGAAGAAACACTCGAAGCATTACAGCCGCCACAGCAAGGGCCGTCACCAACTGACAAACTTGTTGAGGTAGAAGCTGCGAAGGTACAGGCAGACACACAGAAGGCAGCCGCAGATGCACAGGTCAAAGTCGCAAGGTTGGAACTTGATCAACAGAAAGCAGAAACAGATGCAAGACAGAAACAGGAAAAACTTGAAATTGAAAAGGCTAAGTTGGTGGCAGGATAATGACTGAGTTTTTTCCACAAGCACCAATGCTGCCTTATTACAAGTACTCTGGGCAAGGAAACCTTTATGCTCCCAGAGGGTATGCTCAGGGTACACTTGTCGATTTACTGAGCAGTAGACAGCCAACCGACACAACAGAAGAACTCTTAGAAGATACAACTGAATTGAACCAACCGACATTTGAGGAGGTCAAAGACAGTGGAACGCAAAGTTTTTTCAATGGTATGGATGTTCGTGAGGGCGATAATCTTTCTTTTGACGATCTCTCTGATTTATCTCTTACTGATGGTTTGTTTGGGGGGACAACAGTTAGTGATAACGCACCAAAAGGATGGAACACACAGCACCAAAAAGAGTTCGATGCATTAGTCGCAGCAGGTCTAAAACCGAGTGCAAAATGGACAGGCAATGATTGGTATGTATTTGCAAAAGAGTTAGATGGTACACCATTCGGTGAGCCAGGTACAATGTCATTAGCTGACAGTATATCATCTGGCGGCAAGTATGGTGGGCAGGCTATGGGACTGTTTGGAACAATAGCAAGTGCAGCAACAGGCACATTCAAACCAGATGAGGTATTTCAGAAGAACCTTGCAGAAGCTTTACAAACAAAGACAGAAGAAACAGAGGCTTTTCAAACATTTACTGAAACTGGTGAGTTGCCTAAAACTCCTGAGGAAGTTGTTACACAAACTGTTGAAGCACCTACTAAAGCACAAGCAGAAACAATACTTGAAAACACAACTGCAAGTGATGTCAAAAACGATCCTGTAAAAGCACAACAGGTAGAAGAAGCAAACAAAGTATTAGGTGTAACTGCAAAACAGGGTGGCACTGTTACAGCAAAAGAAGGTGGTACTGTAAAAGCAAAAGAACCACCAAAACCTGTACCCTTAAAACAAGTTATTGCAAATGCAGTCGCTGTTGCAAAACAGAAAGAAAAAGATCAGAGAAGTGAAGAATCTGAAAAGAATAGAGCAGCACAGAGAAGAGCAATAGAACAAGTAAGAAGTAGAGGCAAAGATTTAGGAAGTTTTAGAAGGGGGTATGGATTTTAATGCGTAAAACTTTTGTCATGAAAGATGGTGAACTTGTAGAGAAGAAAACCATTATGGAAAAACGCTTGCAGTTAATCAGCGATATTGAACCTTATCAGAACATGGTCAATAGAGGTTGGATTACTGGCAGACGGCAACACAGAGAATTTTTAAAACAACATAACTTAGTAGAACTTGGAACAGATGGAGGCCAAATAAAAGATGGAACAACAGGTAATTGATAGCACTTCTT